CGATTGCGATTGCATCCGTATCTCCAACTGAACCAATTTGTCCAGCATTTGCAATAGTGATACCCCCACTATGAACATCTCTACCAGTGAAGGTAGCGACCCCATCAACTTGAAGGGTAGTAGCCATGTCTACGGCACCATCAATGTCTACGGCATCTAGGTTGCTAGTGCCATCAATATCAATGTCGCCTGATATATCTAGAGATGCTCCTGTTAAAACACCAGCAACTGTTAATGTGGATGCCATGTCCACAGCACCATCAATATCGACTACATCTAAGTTTGTAGTGCCGTCTACGTCTATGTTTCCAGATATGTCCAGAGAAGCCGCAATGATTTCTCCGCTTGCGTTAACCGCACCATTAATATCAATAGTGGTGGCCGCTATTTGTATTTCTGTGTCAGCTACAATATCAAGTTGGCCATCTGCACTTGAGTTAAGGTATATTGCCGCATCTCTAAACTGAACTTTGTCATCTGTAGAAACAGATACATCTGTACCGCCAGTAGTGTTCCCAAAAGCGAGAACTTCTGATAAAGAATCAACCGTGTCTACCTGTGCGTCTACATAAGCTTTAATAGATTGCTGAGTTGCTAAAGCCGTGGCACTGTTACCTGACATATTATCTTGGTCAAGTATGTCGGTAATGGCTACAGAGCCTGTGCCGGATAAGGAGTTAAACTCAACCAGTCCCGCTACATCAATACCGTTAACGGCAAGGTTAGCGTTAACATTAACCACCGTTGCTCCGGTGCCACCGCCATTGAACTTAACTAAAACATCAGTGCCCGCGGCAATTTCAATATCATTGCTGGTGCTGTAGGTGCCCTGAAAAAGAAAAACAGACCGACTTCCCGAAAGGCTGTTGCGTATAAAGCATAGTTTTTCAGCGTCATTAGGGGTAAGCGTCACATACGCTGCGGCCCCTAAGTCGCCACCATCGGCAAACTCTATGTATTTATTACGGCCCGTAGAAGAGGTGCCGTCGGTAATAGCTATTGTATTGGGTGAGCCTGACGAACCCGTAGAAGATAGGGTTATTACGACCACGCCGTTAATGGCTTCGTCTAAAATATTAGAGTTATCATTTACAGTATTGCCCCACGTTCCGGATTGTTCACCAGTAGCGGGTTTTTCAATACCGAGGTTGACTGTATATGTACTAGGCATTTTTAATTCCTCACGGGACTATTCTTGTCCAACTTGGACTTTGGGCGGGTGAAATATTAGTATAGTTTGCATTTTGAGCGGGTACAATGGCCATCCATATCTGCCCTACGCTTGCTGTAGCGGATACTCCCGTTACTTCAACATTCATTACGCAATCCTAATAATAGCAGTGCTGGAATCCGCTGTTGGAAACACGACAGTGAAATTACCGGAGGTAACAGCCTTATCTGAACCAAAATCCAACACCAGTACTGCGGGGTTGGTTAAGGATATTGAAGTAGTGTTAGGCGTAGAATTATAGATTAATGCACCACGAGCAGTAATCGTAGCACTTCCCCACGTTTCGTCTGTAAAATCAGTTAACGCCGTAGTGCCTGAAGAAGTAGGATCTACTGGGGTTAAGGCTTCGCCTCCCGCGGTATACCCTGTGCCACTTATTTCGTTAGTGGTGGCATACGCTGTCGTTGCCGCAGTCATCGTTGCCGAGCTAGTGTAAAGAGCAATTTTAAATGTATCGCCACTTGAAGCGTCAAAGTCGTGGGCACCGTACAGCAGTTCTTTCTTAAAACTGGTGCACATGTAGTTTCCTGAAAAAGCCATGTCACAGTCTCCTTATAAGTTTAGCAAGCTCTGGCTGGCCTGCGTCGGTTAAAGCGTTATATACAGTCGTTCTATCAGATTTGACTGTTTCTCGCATATAAAATACAAGAGTTTTCAAGAGCTGCTCACGGAAAGCATGGGCTTGAGCCCTGATAGCGGGATTTGCGTCATCCGAAATGCTAATAATCTTATTTGCACACCTCTCTGCAATCTCCTCTGGAGTAAAACCTCTTCCGTTGGAGGTGCTTACCACCACCGATGAGGTATCCATCTGTAAGGCTGCATTGCTCACTCTTTGGGCCTTACGACTTTTCCGGTACGGTATTCATCCGTCACTTCTTTAGCCTCTCCAAACATCTTCATCCCGGAAATAGCTTCTACAAACCGTTTTTCGTATTGCGCCATCAAGTCCGGCTCACCCTTCATAAATATGTAAGCTTCTATCAAAGAGCCGTACAATAAGGCTATGGAAGCGTTCTCACTAAGCCAAGTTAAGCCACTGTCCGCCCCGGCAGTTAAACTAGCCGGACGATAGAAGTAATGAAGCTCTACGCTGTACGCACTATTAGGAGTTGGACCCAAAATAAAGTTATCAACGTCAAAAGTGGCATAAAACCGTGGGTTCCCCGTAGTAGCAGGGATAGGGTTAAAAGATTGAACAAAGCTTGGGTCTTTAAACCCTAAGAAAACGTGATTACCGCTGCTGTCTACGAAAGATAACGAGAAAGGCGCTAAAAAATCGCTAGGTGCCGCCAAAAAGCGGCTATTTGCAGTCATAGAACCGCTTGCATTCTTTCTAAACAGGCTTAATTGAACGCTTTTAAGGATTCTTTCTTCAGCCTGCCTGATAAATATTGGCAAATTGTTTATAAAAGACGTCTCATCGTTTTGAGTATAGTCGCGAATAGCTTGTTTTAGCTGGTCCTGAGTAAAGCTCATGTGGTCACCGTCACTGTTCCAACTTTACCAAAGCCCTGCACGGGCCGTAAAGTAGGCGCTACTACTAACGGCAGCCCCACATAAACATCCAAAGGTTCTACACGGTCCGGGCGGGCATTTCGCAGGGCTTGAGGGTCAGACACCTTACGAAAGGGACCTAATTGAGGTTGTTTTGGCTCATATTCATCTGGGCCAACCAAAAGACCGTTCCATTCTTTCTTCATTAACCTGTAAGGATAACGGAAACCAGAACGATCTGAGATGGCATACGATTCTTTCCCTGAAGCAAATTTACCCATTACCCCGTCCTATAATCAAAGCTAGGTGCAACGTTAAAGGAGGCACGGTCTCTGTCCTCTGTCGCGGCCCTTTCAAACTCTTCTTCGTAGAGGCCCTTTAACATTTCTACGCGGTTTGGAGCCCGCTTTAAGGCTATATAATAAGCCAAACCTGCTGCTAAACAAGGGTAAAACCTAAAAGGTAAGTCCATCGTGTTGGTATAAATGTCGGCATCGTCCATACGCGTTAAAGCGTCATAAAAAACAACATCAGTGCTGTTATCAGGGACAGGCCAAAGCTTTAAATTAGGGGTAATTTGTCTATCCAAAAAGAACTGGTTAACGCGTCCTTCAGTAGTCTTGTTTGGAAGGCTAAGGTACCCGTCCCGGCTCAACCGCAGTAACGAATAATCCGTGCCATCCCGTCGGACAACAACTGATAAAATATCAATAACGTCCGCGCCTAACGCATAGGCCCCCGTGCCATCTATCATGGTAACGTTACGCTGCTTGATGGTCCATTGGTTTAGGCCACGGTTAGCCCAGTCCGCGAGCAAAAGGTTCAACGAACGCTTTGCGGATTTCAAGTCGTATCCTGTTCGAACTGACAGGCCGCAACGCTCAAACGCCTCTTCCACGTATTCGGCTACGTCTAGCTCGAAATCACTGCTTCCAGATGTAGCCATAACCTATACCTACTACCTTTTCTTAAAACGTAAATGTCACGTGCATTATATTCGGCATCATAGGCGTCATAATAGCCTTTTTTGTGCAACTTGTCTGCTGCTTGTTACAGCTTAGACAAACGTTGGACGAATATCATAGAATAGGGTTTTTCCAAAAAAGGAGCGAACTCAACCCCTTGCACAAAATCGTTCGGGTGAAGGCCTTTTAGCCAGATGTCTTTTTCGATAAACATGCCTTCAGAAATGACCCGATTTAGACCGTCTAAATATTCATGGAAGTCTTCAGAGTTTTTGGTAGTTGCTAGATCAGCAATGATAGCGATGTCATAATTATCGTCCCATTGTGAAATGCAAGAATACAGCGTCTGGTAGTTGTCTTCGTGAATGAAAAGAATAGCTACTTTGTCATTCTCCCAAGCGCTTCTAGCATAGGGGAGCAAGGGCAAGTCGTCTGAGGACCAAAGCCTAATTTGTTTTACAATTTCCGCTTCTAGGGGGTCACTGAAGAAAGCAGTACTCATGGCTACGACAAAAATTTATGCACTATCGGCGCTATAATTATCAACACTGCTAGGCCCCATATCTTGAGGTCTAGGCTCTTCAAGGAAAGCTTTTGATCGCTTAATTTTTCATCGATACACTGGTAACGTAAGTCACACTCGGCTTCATGCTTTTCAATCTTAGCCAGTACGTCAATGATTCTCATGCCTTGCTTCTCAAGATTAGCCATAACCGCCCCAAAGCTTATCTTTAACTAAGCATGAAAAACTGTCATTGTTAGAAAAGTAGACACTGTGTACTGAATGTAGATACCAGAACTAAATACCACACCTTCTTCTGGAATAACTACATCTCTAGTAGCGTCCGCATCACCGACAGAACTTAGCCCCATGACATTAGTCCCTGTAGGGGAGGTGTTATGGAAATTTATAGTGCCTGCTGTCGCGGTACTGGTTAAAAATACGCCTTTTAACCGGGACCGGCCTGTGAAAATAACATCTGCTGCGGAACCATTGACTCCAGCAGAAACATTACCGGCTGGATTACCCACCGCTGAGATACCAGAGATGGTTAAAAAATACTTAGTGCCAGTAGCGGTTCCTGCATTAGCGCCAGTTATCGACTCAGTTTGAGCGTCACCGTTAACATCAGTACCCGTCACAGTAAAGGACTTAGCCGCATCATTACCCGCTGAAAGGATAGTAACGATCCTTCCATGCGAGAGTGCAACTGCACCGCCAGAAGCTAACGCGCCCCCTATTACGAGGGCTGCGTTATTTCCAACTGATGTAGCTACTGATATGCCATCTGCATCCAGAGCTACTGTATCGGCAGTAATCGTTACCGGAATTACATCTGAATTAGCCATAATAGGCTCCTTAGATAATGCCAGTAAGGTTAATCAGGGAGTAGTCAGTCGTTACGTTAACAATCATAACCGTACCAATCACTTGTATAACATCTCCAGCGGCTGGCCCAACTGCACCTGCGGCACCTAACGGTACTGCGTGGTTGCCGACAACCAGTGTGCCTGAAGTCAATACTGTCGCTGGGCCTGAAACTGAGAACCAACCGTAAGCACTTGCTGCCATATCGACAACTGTTACGCCTAAGGTAGCACCTGTAGTTGTAGCTGCTTGAACAATTTGACCGCTTCTTGGATCAGGAATTAAAGTTATTCTTGAAGATGTGGTGATAGCCGTGGCTAGATCATCGTAGCAAGTAATTACGATAGATGGGT